AGGACAGCTTAACTGGAATAATCCAATAACAAAAGGTTTGGTTTGGGCAAGCGCTCCAACTGTAAACAGTAATTTTGAACTTGTAAGTAATAAACCAATTTTATTTACAAATTCGAGTGGTGGAGAGGTACCAAACTCACTACAGAATTCTTTTTCTGGACGTACTTTTGCACACGGTCAGTCACTGCCTAACAATACTTTACCAATAACTTCTGATTTTACCATGGCGGTTGTGGGTGAGTTAAGTAAGCAGACACCTAATAATCTTGCACCGTTTCTTAATTTATTTCCGAGTTTTTCTAACACCGAACTTCGTTTATTTAATAACAATGCAAATGGATTTAATATAATTGGATTTACGACAAATAGTAGTGATACTATTATAAGTACACGAACATCAGTTACGACTTCCTCAATGTTTGGTCGTAAATTTATATCTGTGTCAACACCTGCAGTTGTTAATCAATCCTTAGATTTATATGTAAATAATATTATCAGTAATTCAATTACTAGTGGCCTATGGAATGGCACTAGTACTTCTACATTCTCCGAACAAGCATTCTATGGTCAAGTGCTTTTACCTTATTTCGCTCAAACTGCATTAATTTGGAATCGTAGACTAAGTGACGGTGACCGATTTTTAATGAGCGAAAATCCTTGGCAAATCTTTATGCCAAATCCCGGGCGTATTTACTTTTTACCTGGTGCCACTAAACGCGGCAAATTCTTATTTTTATTTAGTTAAAGGACTGCACCACTCACTATAAATTCATTCACAGGAGACCTTCATGGACGAAAAGCCCGACGAGTTCAGTGGCATGACCGTTGAACAACAAATAAAAGTATTAGAAACAAAAGCTCCTGCAAAGGAAGTTGCTTCTAAAGTAATTGGCCGCAATGCAATTCCTTGCATTGTATTACTTGTAGTAGTAGGTGTGGCTGCGTCAGCAGTATTGCCGCCCGAAAGTTTACCAGCTGTAATCGGACTGGTAAGCACGGTAGTAATGGCACTTATTAGTATGTTAACTGGAATTACTGGTACTAAAGAAAAAGAGGATAAACCTGAATTTAAGGTTATCCAAGGCTTAATTGAACGCCTTGATCAACGCGAAGCACCTATGCGTGTAGACGTTGAAAACGGCAAAGTCTTGGTCAGCAAAGGCCATGACAGTTACACAATGAAGGAATCTAACCAATGATTGAAGCATTAATGGGTGGTGTTTTTGGCGGTGTTATGCGTTTAGCACCTGAAGTGTTAAAGTGGATTGACCGCAAGGATGAGCGCAAGCACGAGTTGTCAATGCAGCAGCAAGAAATGGAATTTGCCAAGGTAAAAGCCGAGGCAGCCATGCGCGAGCAGCAAACAACAATGTCAGTTGCGGAAACCAATGCTATTACCATGGCATTTCAAGAACAAGCCGAAACAAGCAAAGCTGCAGGCTGGTTTGTTGCTGCGGTTAGCGCACTAGTACGTCCGGCAGTAACTTATCTTTTTGCTGGCATGTACTGCTTGGTAAAATTTGCGGCATACTACGCAGCCGTTACGCAAGGTGCAGACTGGACAGTTGTGGTAACACAGCTGTGGAATGCCGAAGATATGGCAGTGCTAAACATGGTCTTGACCTTTTGGTTTGTAGGACGAGTGTATGAGCGATCCGGTAAGTGAAGCTGTAGAACTTGCTGCCCAACTGTGCAAGCCCTTTGAGGGCTTGCGCTTAAAACCTTATATCTGTCCCGCAGGATTTCCAACAATAGGATACGGCACTGTATATAAGCCGGATGGCAGCAAAGTTACCATGGAACATCCACCAATTACAGCCGAAATTGCGGAAAGTTGGTTGATGAGTGAACTAAGAAACAACTACTTAGCAGGAGTACTAAAAGCTAGTCCACACTTAATAAAGTATCCACGTGTATTAGCCGCAATGACAGATTTTGCATATAATTGTGGCGTTCCTCGTTATCGTAGCAGCACTCTAAAACGACGGGTTGATCAGTGTGATTGGCCAGCGGTGAAAACCGAATTGATGAAGTGGACCAGAGGTGGTGGTAAAGAACTGCCAGGTCTGGTCAAACGTCGCAAAGCCGAGTGTCTTTTAATCCCTTAACCCACAGAGCCTATGAAACCTACTTCTAGCAAAAAATCTCGCAGTGCCCCTAATCCTATTGAGTTTGGATTTAAGGAAGTAAAACCACTAACTTACATACAGGGCGAGTATTTAGAAGCTATAAAGAGTTGTGATATAGTATTTGGAATTGGAAGTGCCGGAACAGGTAAAACCTATGTTGCAGCTAGTTATGCCGCAGGCGAATTATTTCACCGTAAGGTTCAAAAAATTATCTTAACACGACCAAACGTAGAAACTGGTCGTGGCATGGGATTTTTACCAGGTGAACTGGAGGAAAAGTACGCTCCGTACTTACAGCCTTTTGATTCCGTATTTACACGTACTTTAGGTAAGGGTTTTTACGAGTACGCGTTAAAATCGCATGATATTGAACCACGGCCAATTGGTTTTATGCGTGGATCAAGCTTTGAAAATGCAATTATTTTAGTAGACGAAGCACAAAACTTAACAAAGACCGAACTAAAAATGCTGTTGTCACGCATTGGAAAAAACTGTAAAATAGTGTTAAGTGGAGATCCAAAACAAGTAGATATTACGGATTCAGGACTTGGTGATGCGGTTCAACGATTAGAAGGATTGCCTGGCGTTGAAATAGTACGATTTTTAGACGATGATATTGTTCGCAGTGCAATGTGCAAACAAATTATTTTGGCTTATAATGATTAAGGAATAAATATGGCAGAGAGCTATAAACCAACTGATGGAATGGCTTCAGCAGCACGCCGTGCGCTGGCATGGAAAGAAGAAGGCAGAGCAGGTGGCACATTGGTTGGTATGGCTCGAGCCAATCAACTAAAAGATCGTGAACCACTGTCAGCAAGCACAGTACTACGTATGCATTCATTCTTTAGTCGACACGAAGTAGACAAACGTGCAACAGGCTTTTCAAGTGGCGAAGAAGGTTTTCCCAGTGCTGGACGAGTTGCTTGGGATTTGTGGGGCGGTGATGGTGGTCAAACTTGGGCCAGTCAAAAGCGAGACCAAATTATGCGTGAACGTGAAAGCAAAGCTTATAAACTGGTGCGTGTAACCACAAAAAGTGCCTACTTGCCAGATTACTTGTTGGCCGTAGCAGCGCAGGCTATTGAAGACTACGCTAACCAAAATATTGCTGAAAGCGTAGAGGCTTTTGGTCAGTTTATGTATCATGCTCAGCTGCTACGCAATTGCCACTTAGACGTATACTTAATTGATTTACACATGGTAGCTCAGCCTTATCGTGATGTGTTAATTGACGTGTTTGTTGAGTTGGATGATTACGGCGATGGTATGGATGACTACGATGAGTACGAACAATGATCGCCGCCTTAGCGTACTGTGTAGTAGCAACGCACTTAACTATCTTATGCGTTACACTATACTTGCACCGATCGCAAGCACACCGCGCAGTAGAGTTTCATCCGGCTATAGCGCATGCAATGCGTTTTTGGTTGTGGTTTACAACGGGCATGGTAACACGTGAATGGGTTGCAGTACACCGTTACCACCATCAAAAAACAGACTTGCCTGAAGACCCTCATAGTCCTGTTGCACACGGTATTTGGACAGTGTTGATTAGCGGTGCCGTGCTATACCAACGTGCAGCTAAGAACCACGGCTTAGTCAGCAAGTACGGTAAGGGTACACCCAACGACTTTGTGGAAAATTGGGTTTATACTCCGTACAGCTTAGCAGGCGTATTACTGCTGTTGTTATTTAACATGACCATTTTTGGTGCTTTGGGACTTGCAGTATGGTTGGTACAAATGATTTGGATACCGCTCTGGGCAGCCGGAGTTGTTAACGGATTAGGTCATTGGCGCGGCTATCGCAATCACAAGACTGCGGACAATTCGCACAATATTTGCCGATGGGGCATTGTGATCGGTGGTGAAGAGCTGCACAATAATCATCATCATAGCCCCGCTAGTGCTAAACTATCACACAAGCCTGGTGAGATAGACATAGGCTGGTTTTGGATTGAGGTGCTACGCGATTTACGGCTATGTAAGGTTAAAAATGAAAAAGCCCTGACACCATAAGTGTCAGGGCTTTTTTATTCTGCGGCTGGTTCTGTTTCTGCTGCTTGTTGTGCTGCCGCCTGATCACGAATTTTTTGTGTTAGCGGGTTAGCAACTTTAGCAGGCAGTTCCTGAATTGCATTTAAGATTGCGTTTGCTTCTTGTTCGGTAAAGGTAAATGTGTATTCCATTGTTTCTCTCATTTTACTGGACAAGCGCCCGTGGCACACTCGTCGTCCATGATTTCATCAAAGCTGTTTGTATTTTCTAAATCCACCGGCAGTAGGTGTTGCACATACTCATGGTAGGTATGCTCATCTACTACTTCTTGTGGCAGATAAAGATAACCTAAATCTTTAGCTGTTTTTGTTGGATCTGTACGGTAAATAAAGCTAACACCAACATAACAATCCCAGTTGTTAAGCAACCAATCAACGATGTCTGGCACTTCACCGGGATCATAGCTGATAGTAACTGAGGTATTTTGCTGAGTCCAACTAGTCTGAATCAGTTTGTACCGCTCCAACTGCTCAACTGCTGTTTCCACGTTAACTTCTTTTCCAGCCACTTTATTAAATGGAACACCTTCCCAAGCTACTGGAAAAGTAACCAATACGCCACTATCATCAGTTGGATGATTAAATACCCTGTAATTAGCAGCTTTGAGTTTTTCCACAACTGGATCATATTTTGAAAACTGAACATTGTTGAAAATATACTTTCCTAATGGTTTGTGAACGCCCTCAGTAGTATCCATGATTTTACTCAGGGTACCCGAAGGCTTAACGCAAGTAATATTTTTGGGTCTTGGTAAACCAAGTTCATCAGCCATACCCACAGCTGCAGCAGTTGCAGTACGCTTTAAGTATTCGTAATCGTAGCCTGTCATGTCAGGACGTTTAGCAATACCGGTTAAGCCTACACCACAAAGTCGTAAGAAATAGTTGTTGAGATGCCACGACTCTTGTAAAATACCGTCTTGCAAGTCTACACAAGTCTGACGATAGTTGGCACGCGCTGCTAAACGAATTGCTTCATGTAAACCAGCAGTATCGCCCTTAAACTTAGCAATGTCAGTTTCGGTTAAGTTACAAAACGACTTATTGCCCAACAAGATTTCCACACAAGGATTTGCACCCTTAAACCAAGGAGCACGTCGCAGTGCTTCCATTTCATTGATAAAGCCTGGTTCTGAACCACCTGCTTCTTGCATGATTTGGAAAATATTTTCCAGCTCGGTTTTACTAGGCTTTTCTTTAAACACTAAACTGTTATTTGACTGCTGACGATGACCATTGTTATATAACCACCAGTCTTTCTTAGCTACTGAGAATTCTTGCCACTCTGGCTGTCCGTAGTCAAAAAGAGCGATCTCAGCACTACGCCGGCTGCTGAGAATAGTGCCCAGCCAATTAACAATGTCGAGTATATCCATACGAGTAAGCAGGCTATCAGCACGACCGTTGAGAATATTGGCAATAGCAACATAAGCAGTGCTAATCGCACTATCGCCGGAAGAAATCCAACCATAACCTTTTAACCTTTCACCAGCAGGACGTAACTGCGAAAAATCTAAAACTAAGTTGTCAGCGGGATATTTGCCTGCCAACAGTTTGCCAATTGATTTTGCCCACGCTTCAGCACTGTCACCAATTTGCAGTGTCCAAGTTTTAGTGTCGGCATCAAACCATTCCAAATTGTGTTCACGCCCGCCTTTGGCTGTCCGCTCACTGCGAACTACACGGATATTTTTAATTGGTTTTGAAAAGCCGTTTAGTGTACCCACAATAGGCTTAAATCCAACACCGCAACCTTGCAGCAGCAACCATAAGACATCTACTACGTCATATACGGTTTCAACATGTGTAAAGCTGCAATTAAATTGTGATGCTTCACGGGTTTTGGCTACCGGTGTGCCACCCAACCATAAGGTGCGACCACTCATTAATACTTTACGATCAAGCATTAGTTGTTCTAGGTCATACAGCTCCGCATATTCGCGGTCTTCCAGCTCACGACCTAAGCTGCGTTCCCACAGCCATGCTTGGTGTTCGATTACACGCGCAACTGTTTCGCCCCAAGTTTCAAATGTTTTGCCATCATCTGATGTGGGACGATTGTAAGTTCGTCGTGTGATTACTTGCGCTCTTGTACTTACTGTCATAATTTTCCTTATTTTCCTGTAGACCCAAAACCGCCAGTGCCTCGAACGGTATCATTCCATGCGTCATAAAATTCGCATAGCACAACCGGCATAACCACTAGTTGAGCAATTTTAGTTTCAAATGCTTTAATGCTGTATTCGTTCTTGCCGCCGTTGTACAAAAATACACGAATAGTTCCGCGATAGTCACTGTCAATTAAACCAGCCCCTAAACTGGTAATCATGTTCATGCGTTGCGAACTACGATTAATTACAAACCCACCGTATCCCGCCGGAATTTTAATTGCCAATCCAGTATCAATCATGGCATCTTCGCCGGGACGAATAACCAAGTCGCTGGTACTAAAAAGATCAGCGCCTGCATCGGTTGAGTGTGCACGACGAGGTAAACTGCGCTGATCGGCAACTTGACAAGCAATGCGTGGAGTAATTATATTGTTCATAGTAAGTTTAGGGTCTCGTCTATTTGTGTTAAATTGGTTTCACCAATGGCCTCGCAACAATGTGTTTCTAAGTCCATTAGTTGGTAATTTAATTGCAGTAGCTCTGCACTACAATTTAAATCTTGTATATATTTGAGCTTTTTACCCACAATAGGCAAATTGGCAATAATATCCCAAGTGCTGCCGTACTCATGTACAAGGGCCACAGCGCGCTTAGGCCCAATGCCTGGAACACCAGCAACGTTATCGCCAGTGTCACCAGTAAGGCACTTAATGCTAATATAATCTTCGGGGTTAAATTCGTAATGTTCATGCCAGTTCTCCTGTGTAACTTCTTTTCGTGTTACATAGCTAAATCTGGACACATTGGATTTGATTAGCAGATCCCAATCTCTATCGGAGGAAATCAGCCACATGTGGTCCATGTCAAGTTTAGCACGTTGACTGACAACATAAGCTGCAATATCATCTGCCTCTACGCCCGGAAAGCGTAATACAGGATAACGCTCAGCTAGTGTGTCTAGTGTGTGTTCAAATTCTTCGAAAAACATTTCAAACTGTAGCTGTTCAGCTTCAGTTTGTTGTTCAAAACGATCTTTACGATTTTGCTTGTAAGCCGGATAGATCATTTTACGGTAAGTTGATGAGCCTTTGTCACAAGCAATCAATACCGATTTTGCTTTGTAACTTTTTTTCAAGCTGTCAACGGTACGGCAATAATCTTCGCAAAAGTCGGTAGCGCCTTGGTGTTTCCATCGAAATGCTAAGTTTAGTGCATCTATGACCAATACGTTGTTGCCGGTTTCGTTTAGTTTTTTAAAGGTTAGCATGTGGTTTACTTTTTATGGCAACACTTATTATATCAAAATTGCTGCACTTTGTCAAACTATAAATTGTGGATGTTCGTGTGATAACCAATCGTCTAGTGTAGCAATCCAAAACTGATAAGGCGGTACATTAACGTATATGTATCGGTAGTTGTCAGTCGAAGGCATATCGTCAAAACACACAAATATTTTGGAACGATCAAACTTGAAAATTAGCAGTGGTTTGCGATCAACTTGTGTGCCTTGTCGTGTGGTTTGTTGCCAAAATTCGCACAACTGTGGTGTTTTACTGGTTAATATTTGACTGGAAACATGATCGTCTGCATAGCCTTTTACTTCCACGCAATAACGATTTGATTTGTCAGGTACGTATAAGTCGCCTTTTAGCTTATGTTTACGGTCAAGGGCTCCTGAACCAGGAACCCTTTCCCACTCTAAGCCGGTATATTTGCGTAAGGCATCACGAGCCACAGTTTCGGTTCTGGCACCTTTAGCTCGGCTATCAGTCATTATGGTTTATCAAAACCTGCTGTATCTGTTGGTGGTGATACGCTTGCTGTATCTGTTGGTGGTGATACGCTTGCTGTAGCAGCAGATCCTGATGCTGTAACAGTATGCAGTGTTTCTTGATTAACACTGTATAAAACTTCGCCTTCTAATACTTCTAAGGTTGCAAATTCTTCCTCAGTAACATTCATGGCATGTTGAACTGCGGTTCGGTTTCCTTCCCTAGTAATAAAAGCTCCACCAGGAACCGACACTGTTTCTAATATAATACGTCGCATTTTAAACCTCGATTTTTGAGATGTTTTGATTTTTTACCACAAACACTTTTTCCAACAGTGGATGGGTAAATCCGTGACTAACTAAAAACGTATTTAAACTTTCTTCTTTTAATAAGGTTTCTATTAGTCGTTCTTTTCCGTCTACGTCTAGCGCTTCAACGGTTTCGTCCAGTATTAACAGGTTAATTCTGGAACTGGAAAGTGATTGCATAAGTCTGCGAATTGCTAAAAGCGTAGCTGCATTAACTCGTGCACGCTCACCACCACTTAATGCCATAATATCAATGTCTTTGCCGTTGTCAGTTATTACAACATTTAATTTGTCTCGACTACTAACTTGAAAAGTAATTTGAAATCTGCCATCAGATAAGTCGACCAAGTACTCGTTTGTAATAGTCTCTAAATCTTTTACCAAACTTTCG